ACGATTCGCTTAATACAATGACAATTGCTTCGGCAACAACAGCAAGCGGTGGTTATGACTTATCATCGAATACTACAGATGATGTAACAGAAGGTGCAAATAATCTTTACTTTACATCTGCAAGAGTTGATACAGTGTTTAGTGGTAAAACTACTTCTGATTTAACAGAAGGTACAAATTTATATCATACAAATGCACGTGTTGATGCTCGTATACCAACTAATGTAAGTTCATTTACAAATGATTCAGGATATATTACATCCTTTACTGATACAAACACAACATACACAGCAGGCACAGGGTTAAATTTAGTTGGAACAACATTTAATAATACAGCACCGGATCAAACTGTAAGTTTAACAGGCTCAGGTGCTACAAGTATTAGTGGAACATATCCTAACTTTACTATCAGTAGCACAGATACAAACACTGATACAAACACAACATATTCAACTGCGACATCAGGAACACTAGGATTAGTTAAAATTGGATATGGTGAGAATGGTAAAAACTATCCAGTAGAATTATCAAGTGGAAAAATGTTTGTAAACGTTCCATGGGTAGACACAAACACCGATACAGACACAACATATACAGCCGGAAATGGGTTGACATTAACCGGAACAGAGTTTAAAATGAGTGGAAGTTATACAGGTGATTTTACAGCATCTGGTGATGTAACAGCATACTCAGATGAAAGACTAAAAAGCAACATAACAACAATAGAAGATGCATTAGACAAAGTTAAAGCAATGCGTGGTGTTATGTTTGATAAAACAAATTCACTAACTGGTGAACTAAGACAGTCAACTGGTGTTATTGCACAGGAGACAGAAGAAGTATTACCAGAGGTAGTGCATAATGACGACAACACAGGCTATAAATCTGTAGCATACGGAAATATAGTAGGCGTTCTTATTGAAGCAATAAAAGAACAACAAAGCCAAATTGAAGATCTTACAAAGGAAGTAGAATTTTTAAAAGGCAAAAGATAATTAACCTTAAACACAACTTAAATATCGATTACGATAAATATAACTAGCAAACGAATGTTTGTTAACGTTAATAAACTCGAGGAGTAACAAATGGCATTACCAGCAACCGGAAACACGGTAAGTATGAGTACAGTACGTGACTATTTTGGATTAAGTGGAACAGTTTCACTATATCAATTAGGTACGTTTATCTCACCGCAAGTAACAACAAATATTAAACTATCAGCCACCTTTGGCGGATGGCAAAATCCTAATTCAACAGGCGCATCATAATATTTAAAATATTATTTAAAACACTGTCAAGTAGCTCTTGACAGTGTTTACTTTATGTTGTATAATTAAATGAATACAGACAAGTATACTCAATACAGGAGAAAACTATGAGTTCAAGAACAAGATTCGAAATAGAAACATTTTTGTTGGGTGCCCATCCAACAGTAGAGCGTCAAGCATTAGAGCTACAAAATGAGCTAATGCAAGCACGTACACAGCAACATCCAGACTTAGCAATGCTAGAAGCAGTGGCTAGTGACTTTGTTGCTAAAAACGGTGAATTTGACGCTTTAATTAGCGGTATCGAAGCAACCGAAGAAGAATATTGGACTACACGTCTTGCACGTTTGGCAGCAATTGATATTCTTACAATTGGTAAAGTACAACCAGAGCATATGAATTATATGGCATCACTATCAGATGATGCATTTTCCTCATGTGTCAAGTCAGCTACAACACTTGCTAAATCATTAAATGATTCAGTACAGGAAATTGAAGCAGAACTTGGTTCAGAACTTACTGATTAAATTAAATGGTAAGTATACCTAAGTTTATACAAAAATCTGACCCTACCTCAAATGTCGCAATATGTGTTCCAGTAAGGGACCATGTGACATCAACATTTACCTATAGTCTTGCTATGCTTATGAAAAAGTGTGGCGAGAAAGGACAAAAAGTTTCCTTACATATGGTTATGGGAAGTGAAGTAGCAATGCAACGCCAACAATTAGTTGACGAAGTATTGGAAACGTCAGCGACACATATATTCTGGGTAGACAGTGATATGAAGTTTCCAGTAGATTCATTATTTTCTTTGCTATCGCATAAGAGAGAAATTGTTGGAGCAAATTATAGCACAAGAGTAAAACCGCACAGACCCGTTGCGTTTAAAAATGAAAACAATCTAGACAAGAGAGTTTTTGGCGGACAAGGCATAGAAGAAGTGTTTGCAGTAGGCAGTGGTCTATTGTTGGTAAATAGATGTGTATATGAAAATATGTCAAGACCACATTATAGTATTGAATGGAATGATAACTATACTAACTTAGTGGGCGAAGATATATATTTTTGTAAAAAAGCATCAGCGCATGGATATACATCACATATCGATCATGCGTTAAGTGAAAGAATTGCACATATAGGCATGAAAGAATTTACAATAAAAGGCGACTGTTATGATTAAAACTTCTACAACTTCTCTATTAGATTTCAAAGGACAAAGTGTTATTACACCTTGGGATAGACTAAAAAAATATATTTTTAAAAGTTACCCTATTGTGTATGTAGATGAAAAAATAACAGACACTGAAGAACTTACAAAAATTGCATCCGAATATTTAGGCAAATCAGAAATGGTTTGGGTAGTACTAAAAACAGCTACACTTAATCCAGAATTTCCTTGGCATTACAAGCCAAGTGATGTGGGACATAATGTAATACATAGATTTCCAAAAGTAATTAAAAGAACTGGACGTCCGGTTAATTGGGGAGACATTCAATTAGTTCCAACTGGCGGCGTAGTACATGGAACAGTAAAAAATAAAATTGTTGGGTCATTCCATGAAGCAGACTTTGACATTATTATGATTAGTTTCCATGAAGCAGAAGCAGATCATAATTATCAACAACTAAGACTTAGATTTCCAGAAGCAGGACATATTAAAAATGTAGCAGGCATTGGTAATGCTCATAAAAAAGCAGGAGAATTAGCAACATCAGAAATGGTATATATTGTTGATGCAGATGCAGATGTTATGAATGACTTCTGTTTTGATTATATTCCTCCAATGGCAAAAAGAGCAAACACAACATATGTTTGGTATGCACGTAATCCAATTAATGGATTAGAATATGGATATGGTGGTATTAAATTATTCCCAAGACAACAATTAATCGAAATGGGCCATGTGCTTCCAGACTTTAGTACAGGCGCAGCATTTTATCAACCAGTTAGAGATGTTTCTAACATAACAAGATTTAATAGAGATCCATTCCGTACATGGCGTAGTGCATTCCGTGAATGTGTAAAACTATCATCTCAAATTAATCCAAATGCTCCTGTAAAAGAAACAGCAGATAGATTAGAAACATGGTGTACAGTTGATGAAGGCGGACGTTTTGGACGTTATTGTATCAAAGGTGCATTGGAAGGAAAAGCATACGGTATTGAACACAAAGATGATGTTGAAGCACTAAACAAAATTAATGATTTTGAATGGTTGCGTGAACAATTTGTTGAAAGTATGAAAAAACGTATTAGCGCCAAATAAAAACAAATCTCTATAAAACTATCTATGCAAGTCGTAGATAGTTTTTATTTTCTTTAAAAAATCCTTTGAATTACATTGAATTTTAGCACCAGGGTGTAAAGGCTTTGGCCATTTTTCTATAGCAACCCAGCAATACCCATTGCTTTCTGAATTTAGTTTAGGAATAAATTCTTCGTTTACTAAAACAACAAAGCTATTATATATAAACTTTCCATTTTTACTAGTAAACTTACTCACAGGAATAACCTTGGCAATATCAACCTTGCCAACTTCTTCTTCTATTTCTCTGTATAAAGTTTCTGACGGTCTTTCTTGATCTTCACTCTTACCACCAAAAAATCCCCATTTCTTAGAATGAGTTACTTTCTCGCTTCTGAGTTGCATCATTACTCTTCCGGTTGTTGTACTTAAGAAAATACAACCACTTGCTTCTATCATTATAAGTACAGTCTCCAAAAGCCTGCGTTGTAAATTGCTTCGTAACTGTTAACCCAACCAGAGCCGTTCCACTCTAATTGATCATCTGTGCTGACATTAGTTACGTAATGTGTTAAGTTGTTATTTGCAGCAGAGTCAAATACTATAGACCATGCACTTCCGTCAAACTCTACAATATCATATCGGTTAGCACTTGATAAACCATTCCAATTTGAACTAACAGGAATAGGATTAAGTAATAAGTATCTAACACCAGCATTTGCAGAAGGAACAGTACCATCACCTGGATAGTTTTTTGATCCATCTATAATTCCATTTATTGCAGATAATGTATTAGTAGGCAATGTTGACGTATCAATATCAACTGATAATATATTATCATTAAGTTTGCTCACACGACCAATAATGTCATTGTCTGTGTCGCCTGGGTCAGAACTTTTTCTTAATCTAATTTGACTAATACCATCTCTTAACTCTCCAAATTTCTTTAGATCATTTGTCCACGATACTTCATTACCATCAGAGTCAAATGCAGTTTCATCTAATGCAAGTAAAGTTAATTTATTATCTTCATACATGACTTTTCTATTTTCAAGTGTAACTACAGTATATTCTACAGTAGATCTATCAAATGCAACATTCTCTTTAAAGTTATCTAATTGTACATCGTCTAAATTATACATTTGATTAATAATAGTATGTATAAGTTTTTGTTGTTTTACCTTAGCTGGTGGATTGATTAATATAGGTAAATCAAAATTTATAGAAGCTACATCAATAATATCGTCAATGCTACTACCTATGCTTCTACTACTCCATGTGGTATTTTTCATTTCTATATAAGTTAACGAACTCCAGTCATATGGATTATTGGAAGTCCTAACATCTAACGTAGGATTAAACAATACTAATATTTGTTCCATTAGTTGTAACTTTTGTTCTGTATTTGAAGTCCATATATCGCAGTTCATTGATAGTACATATGTAACTGGATTATGTCTTTCTATTGTATATCTATTGCCAGGTTCGTTTGAATATTCACCAGTTGTATCATTATATTTCTTTTCTATAACTTGAACTTTGTCTATGTGTCCTGGTGATGTTCTTAATTCAGGCGCCATTGCTAAGTTAGTAACATAACAACTAATAAATGGAACAGTGTTAACAATGTTCTCTGAGTTTTCTCTGGTTATGTGTGCCGCCATACGATTGATATCACCATAGCGTACTGGAACTAATTGCATTACTGGAAGCCCAGTATCATCTTTGCCCATTTGTACACTGAATCCACTAAACAGTCTTATAAACTGTTGAATGTATCTTCTAATTTGTTTATCGTAAAAGTATTGTTGCTCTGCCATTGTTTATTCCTAAAAGTCTGAATCTAGCCCTTTTTTCTTAGAAGGGTTCATTACTTTACTTAATGCTTGACGTTCTGGAGTTTCTTTATCATCCACAACTGTTGTTGAATTATTATTAATAAAGTCACCAGCGTTATATGTTTTATCGCTCCAAGTTTTTTCAGTCACGTTATCATATAGTCTTTGCCATCTGCTTCCTCTAAACACAAATAATCTATTTGGATTAAAATCATTTCGTATAAAGAATTCACCATCTTTTGGTTGAACAGGAAATTGATCACCTTGTTGTAGTGTTTCACCGTGATCATATTCTGGCTCTTTTTTGTCATCCACACCAAACAAATGTTCAGCTAATGGCAATCCATTAGGATCGGCTTCTTCTGCAGCTTGTACAATAGCGTTACTAATATTAAGCTCTGTTTTGTATGCACTTATATCATTTTTAAGACTATCTGGATCACCAGCAGTTCCAAGTATATCTGCGTATTCTTGTGTATCTGTTAATGGTGCTACTTTAACACGCCAAATGTGTGGATACCAAGTTTGTGAGAATCCTTCACTTCCTCTTGCGGCATCTTGTACAACATAAAATTTGTTAACAGCATCTCTGTCTGTGCTTAATAGTAATTCATCACGTAAATGCGGTAATTCAATTACATCTCCTGGCATTAATCTTCTACCAAGTTTTTGAACCATATCGTTAATATGAAATGTAATAAACAATGTATCGTTTGTTAAAAACAAACCAAACTGTGTTAAATCAAAATCATTGTCACTTACATTATATACGCCACGTAGTTCAAAAATATCCGGATCGTACTTACGATCTCTGTTTTCCATAAACAGTAAGTCTTGTATTTTAGTTTCGTCTACTAAACCTTCAGGATTAATTTCTTCACCTGATAGCATATCTTTTTGTAAGCCACTTTTATAATTTGGTTCACTTGGATCATCATTAGACGAATCTGAATCAGGACCTAAGTACTTGTGTACATGTATTGCAGTACCACCAATTGAAAATTGCTCGAGAATACTTCTATCCATGAAGTTATAATCGTTGCTTTTGTATGGTTTATATAAACTTAATCTTGGCATATGGTTTTCCTATTATATACAGTATTTATGACTTGCGAACTTCCAAGATGGTAAATAGTTATA